GAAGATGAATGAGAGGAAAGCACACGCAAAAGACTTGCTCAAAAGGGAGTTGTCAAGACGAGAGTTATGGCAGTTTTGTTGTTATTATGATCCTATTTTCTTTCATAACAGACCTTTTCTCAAAGAAATAGCAGACGCATTCCAAGAGATAGAGGAAAAAACAATCAAAAGTTTATCCGTTTCAATGCCACCTAGAGCGGGAAAATCTTATATCACGTCATTATTTTGCGCATGGACTATTGGGCGCAACCCTGAGAAGTCAGTAATGAGGAATACGTGTACAGCAACGCTATTCCTTAAATTCAGTTATGACGTTCGAGCCATCGTTAAATCAGACAAATACCGTAAAGTTTTCAACAATGTAACGCTTTCAGATGACAAATCTAATCTTCAAGGTTGGAACACGAATACAAGTAAACAAGTTGGGTATTTTGGAGCTGGAGTTGGGGGAACTATTATAGGGTTTGGAGCGTCAAACGTTGCAATAACAGATGACCTTTACCGAGGTATTGAAGACGCATTAAGCGACACCGTAAACGACCGAATAAACCAATGGAAGGAATCAACGCATGACAGTAGATTTGAAAGCGGATGCGCAAGGATTGATATAGGCACACGCTGGAGTTTAAACGATGTTATAGGGCGCAATATGGACTCAAAAATATACGATAAATCAATCATTGTAAGCGCAATGAATGAACAAGGGCAATCGTTTTGTGAGGATGTACTTACAACAGATGAATATATCGAAAAGAAAAAACGAACAGCTCCTGAAATATGGGAAGCGGAATACCAACAACAGCCAGTCGACATGAAAGGTAGGTTGTTTAATGAGTTAAATTTCGTATCAAAAGACGAATTTGCAGAAATAAACAAAAATAACCCTATCGAGGGTTGTATTGGCTACGTGGACGTATCAGACCAAGGTACTGATTATACGTCCGTTGCGATTTGCGCTGTAATTAAAAAACAGTTGTTTATTGTCGACTATTTAATGACCAGGGACAATACCGATATAACGATACCTCAAACCGCTGCATTATTAGATAAATGGAGTGTAACTTATTGTCGAGTTGAATCGAATTCAATGGGTGCAATGTTCAGTAGGCAACTCCAAACACAGACAAAAACACGAATATTACAGGTCCATAACACGCAAAACAAAATCACCAGGATTATAATGTCAAGCGCACACGTTATGAATTCAATGATTTTTGTACGCAATGGGGACAATCAAAGCGAGTTATTTATCCAAAATGTACTAAGTTTTAGTAAGGAAGGGAAGAATAAAAATGATGACGCTCCAGATTGTTTGGCTGGTTTAAGTATTTTTGTACAATCAATGTTTAAAAATTTATCGTAACTTTGCTTAAATTCTAATCAAAACAGAATGGAAATTAATTTTTGGGATTCTTTTTTTGGCGTCAATTCAGGACAACAAAACAGATTTATAAATCAATTTAACCGCCTTCGACCTATACAAAATCAGGTTTGGGGAGTTAAAAACGCAATATGGATTGACACAAATAACGCATGGGAATGGTTCTTATCTATTCCTGAGTTCAGAGCTGTAATCGACAAGAGAGCGTCAATGATGAGTTCAAACATCCCAAAATTATATGACAAAGATAACGTTGAAATAACGGATCATTGGTTTTTAGATATGGTAAAAAGACCTAACCCCGTTCAAAGTTGGTCAGATGTGGTTTATTCTTTGTCAGTTAATGACGCTTTATACTCAAATGCGTTCGGTTATTGCCCGTTGAGAGCATTTAACCAGCGTAACTTGTTTGTTCCGTTACCTAGTAATAAGATTCAGATAATGACTAGTGGTAAAACGCTTAAGCAAATGGATGTAAACGGATTGATTGACGGGTATAAATTCGAATACGATGACAATAAAATCGAAACGTTACCTATTGAAGATGTTATCTATTTAACAACAACGGATGGAATGAGCATTGTTAAGCCGACAAGTCGAATAGATGCGCTCAAATATCCATTAAGTAATATTAAAGCGTCTTATCATAAACGAAATGTACTACTAGAAAATATTGGAGCAATAGGTATATTGTCCGCTCAGAACTCGGATATCGGAGGTGCCATTCCGATGACTCCTGAAGAAAAACGAGAGATCCAGCGTGATTGGTTTAACCGTTCAAAAGACGAAGTAATTATAACAGAAAGTCAGGTTAATTGGCAATCCATGAGTTATCCGACAAGGGACTTGATGCTGTTTGAAGAGTTAACAGCCGACAAAATGGCTATTATAGACGCTTACGGAATGAATGCTAATCTATTCTCAAGTGATAAAGGTAGTACATTCAGCAACGTTAAGGACTCGATTCGTATGGTTTACACCGATACGATTATCCCTGAAACGCAACAGATGTACGATTCAATTTGCCACCAATTAGGAATGGATAAAGAGGGAATAAGAATTGAAGCTTGTTTCGACCATTTACCAGTGTTACAAGATGATGAATTAGCGGAATATCAAGCATTGACCGAGAAAGTAACAGCATATAATTTGCTATTAACTGACGGAGTTATAACTAAAGAGCAATATGCAGCGGAATTTGGCTATACATTAGAGCCTATTGACAAGGCACAAGCGCAACAAAACGGACTTATCCAAGCGCAAACTGAATTGAGAGGTACAGTTGGTGGTTTGAACGGTATAATTTCGCTTAATACGGCTGTTGCAACGGGACAAATGACTAACGAAATAGCGGTTAATACCTTAGTAAATTACTACGGATATGACCGTATAGTCGCTGAATCAATGATAACGGCAACTCCTGAAACACCTCAAACACCTCAAACGTTTTAACTATGAAATCAAATAACTACCAAACAAAAGGAGCAGCCGAAATAAAGGATATAAGCTCAGATAAGCGTCAAGTGGCTGTATACTTAGCGAAGTTTGACAATATCGATTCAGACAACGATATGATTAAAAAGGGTGCGTTCACTAAAAGTATTCAGGAACGTGGTCCCGAAAGCCCATCTAACAGAAAAATAGCATTTTTAAGATGGCACGACTGGGAAAAGCCTATTGGTAAATTCCTGACATTAGAGGAAGATGATTTTGGGCTGTTTGCAGTTAGTCAGTTAGGTACAAGTCAACTGGGTGAGGATGCTTTTCGAGATTATACGGATGGAATAATACGTGAACATTCAATCGGATTTCAATACATTCAAGACAAAATGAAATTTATTGAAGATATGAACGCTCCTGACAAAGGATATTTTATGATTAGTGAGTTAAAATTATATGAGGGGAGCGCTGTAACATTTGGAGCCAATAGCGAAACAAATGTAGTTGACGTAATGAAGAGCGAAGACAAGGTCGAAAAGGCGGTCAAAATCTCTAATGAAATAGATATATTAATCAAAGGACTTGCAAATGGTAAGGGATCTGATGAAAGATTATTTGAAATGGAAATGAAATTAAAATATTTGAACAGTCAAATGTTAATACTCGCAAAAAGTGAGCCGTTCGTTAAAGAACATTCATTGATTACCGAGCCAATTATAACAGATGTACCGTTTAATTGGAGTAAAGTAATAAGTGAATTTTAAACAAAAAAGTAAAAACAAAAACTAAGAAAAAATGAGTGAAAATTTAACACCAGAACAAGTAGTTGAGCAAATCAACGCAAAGTTCAATGAAACGTTGGCTACAATGCCGACAAAATCAGACCTTGACGGTTTGAAAAATGACGTTGACGCCCTTAAAGGATTAGAGGCAAAGAGTCAAGAAATCGAAAAAGCAATAGCGAGATTCGAGGGTAAAATGGAGGCAATGGCTGAAAAAGGATTTAAGACAGAACGTGCGCCACGCTCAATGGGTGAGGCTATTTCTCAGGCTTATGTTGCAAATATCGACAAGATTAAGGAAACAGCTGAAAAAGGCGGAATGATGACTTTAGAAACTAAAGCGTTATTTGACACAACTATCAATGGAGATTATACTGGAAATGTTGCGTTGTCTACATTGGAGCCTGGAGTATCTAAAATTGCTCGTCCAGTTATCAAGATTCGTGATATTGTCAACATGGGTACAACAGCGTCAAAGTTCGTAACTTATATTTCTCAGTCAGTTCAAACGTCTTCTGAGTGGGTTAATGAAGCTGGAGAGAAGATTTCAGGACAACCGTCTTATGAGGAAATTTCTGAGGAAGTTAAGAAAATCGCTGGAACTGTAAAAGTATCAAAAGAAATGTTGGCAGATTTGGCTTTCGTTCAATCTGAAATCAACTCGGATTTGATGGCTTCTATTGACCAATCCATTGAAGACGCTTTGTTGAATGGAGCTGTTGGTGGTATCAATGGAATTTTGACAAACTCGGTTACTTTCTCAGCTGGTACATTTGCTGGTACTGTTGTAACTCCAAACATATCGGACGTTATTAGAGTGGCAATTGCACAAATTCAAAACGCTAATTTTGAGCCAACGCACGTTGTCTTGAATCCTGAGGATGTTGCGGCAATGCAATTGACTAAGTCGTCTACTGGCGAGTACACTTATCCTATGTTCTTATTGGATGTAAATAGAGTGGCTAATTTATCAGTTGTTTCGACTACTAATATGACCGCTGGAACGTTCCTTGTTGGAGATTTCACGAAGTCAAATGTTAGAATGAGAGAGGCTATGAATGTTCAGGTTGGTTATGTAAATGACGATTTCCAACGTAACATGGTAACGATTTTGGCTGAAGCACGTTTAGTTCAATATGTTAAGGCAAACGATTATCCAGCATTTGTTGATGGAGTTGTTGCTACGGCAATCGCAGCATTAGATGTAGCACCATAATAAATAAAAATAACGGGGGTTGAGTTTTTAGCCCCCCTTTTAAATTTGCACAATGGAAAAAAGAACTCGTAAAAAAAAGGATATTGACGTTACATTGAACGTGAATAATGCTGAATTGAAAGTTAAAAGAGATATTAATGGAACAGAAATAGACCTCGATACTCGAATAATTGACGTTCACATTGACAAGACGGCTGATGAAGTAAAGGTACAAGTTGAAATTGACGACAAGGTTATTTATGAATTTGTTGGAAATGGAGAATCAAAGCATTTACCTAAGGGGACAATTTGGAAAATAACGGGTGAAATGTTGAAACATTTTATCAAAAAAGGGTTTGGAAAACTAAAAAAGTAATACGATGTTTTTAACAGTTCAAGATTTTACGGGAAAATATCAGTTAAGTACGGGAATGTATGATGTGACTAAGTTACAAGATTACATTGATAAGTACGAAAAACGTTATTTAATAGAGTTATTTGGAGCGAAATTATACGATGAGTTTATCAGTGATTTGAACATTCAGAATGTTCCTAAGTCGCCAAACTTTTTAAAAATTTACAATCCATTTTACGAAAATATTACGTTTAGACAATTGATAATTTCTGAGGGGATAATTGAAATGTTAAAAGGATTTGTTTATTTTGAGTATTCAAAGGATCTAATCAACCAAATGACACCGTACGGAAATGTTCGCCCAATTAGTGAAAACTCGGAGCCAGTCAGCACGTTGTACACAATGATTTACGCACGTTATAATGAGGCGGTAAAGACGTATAGAGCAATCCAATTGTATATTATAACGAATTTCAATGCTCCAACGGGACAAGTGATTTCGATTTCATTAGTTAGTGGAGGTACAAATTACGTTTCACAGATTAACAACGGAACGCAAACGCTGATTTATGGGGATGGAAATTTGACTTTAAATATTGTTGCAGATAACTTTTTTGTTGTAACGGGCGGAACGGTTAATATTGCTGGAATAAATTACGCTACAGGAATACTTACAACGGTTGTCGGGGGTAATTATGACGCTCAATTTGAGATTACATACGTTGGAAAAGGAGATTTCACGTTGTTTAATGGTCAAACGAAACAAACTTGTTACTGGGTATGATAAACGAACTTTCAAATATTGTTCAAAATATTGTCTTAGACATTGACAACACGATTCAGGGAGTGTTTGACATAACCAACGAAAAGACGTATGCGTGTAAAACGAAATGGACCAGAGTAGGTAAAACAGTATTGTGTAATGGTGAAAACTTCTTAGTTACTGAATTAGAAGAGGATGAGTATTTAATTGGAATTAGGACAAATCCTTTTGTATTGCTTGAGGGTACAATATTTTTGCCTAGACCGTTGTTTATTCATGGAACTAAAAAGGCAACAAATAGAGAATGGACTATTTTAAGCAACAATGTGAGTTCAAAAACACCGATTATTTGGTTATTAGGTTCGTTAAATTACAAACAGTTTGGGCGTGAAAGCACGATTGATATTGAAAGTTCGTTAAGAATATTCTTTTTGGATGAAACGGATGTTACTAATTATTACACAGCCGACCACGTTACTCAAGTCGTTTATCCAATGGAGCAACTAGCAATGGAGTTTATCAACACTATCAACAAAAACAGAAATTTTAAAATTATTGAAGACTGGGAGATTATCGAATTTACGAGGTTCGGAGTTGAACAAGAAAACGGAATGTTTCAGAACATTTTGGATGCAAATTTATCAGGGGTGGAGTTAAGAATAACGCTCACAAAGTATAAAGAAAATTGTAAATGTTAATTAAAACAGAGAAAAAATGAGTATAGGATGTAATTGCGCTAGTGGATTAAGTAATACGGGGAGACCTAATTGCGTTTCACTTCAAAGCGTAACAAGTAAATTAATAATGGTTCCGTTGTTTGCAGCGGATGGAACGGCAAACTACATTGATTTGTCAGCGCCACTACCTGCGTGGATAACATTAATCAATGAGGCGGATGCAACAAAGCGTTGGTTCCCTTTGCCTTATTTTGAGAATGTAGAGTTACCGAAAGCGGATAGCCAATTTGAAGAGGCAAATTCAGGTCGTATGGTATTCCTTAGACAAGGGAAAAGAAGTTTTGCTGGAGAACTTTGGGCTGAAGATTCAACCCCTACATTATTAGGTAAATTACAAAACAACAGATGTGTTGATTTTGGAGTTTATATCGTTGATGTAAACGGAAATTTAGTTGGTTCAAAGCACGATGGAGGGTTGTATCCAATTCCAGTTGACAACCCAAGTTTTAACCCAACATTCACATTTGCGACTGATTCAACAACGCAAAAAATTATGTTAGGATTTGACTTTGACAGATTATTTGACGAAAGTACAATGTACATGATAACGCCAACAGAGGCTGGAGTTAATTTTAACGACCTTAACGGGCTTGTTGACGTTAATCTAATCAATGAGGTTATTGCAGCGGGTAATATTACATTTGACGCAGTATTGGACTACGGAACAGCATTGAACCCGATTAAGTTCTCAGGAGCTGTTTCAGCGGATTTCTTATTGTATAACAATACAACTACGGCAACTGTAACGATTACAGCGGTTGAGAATATTCCTTTAGACGGAAATTACACAGTTACTTATGTTGCTGGTGTAACGGCTGCGGATTCTTTGACGTTGTCAATTGATAAGGATGGATTTGATGGTGAGTTAACCTATGTTGCTGTATAATGTTTGTTCAGGTTGGAAACATTCAATTTGCGGTCATTCATTTGACTGACAAATCGCTCAAAGACGCACAGTTGTTGTTTAAGCACGTTAACCCATTGGTGGTAAAGAAAGCGTTTGACTTAGCAAATAAAGGTCTTAAAAAGCGTTCAACGAAGTAATATTAACGCAAAAATCTGAAAGGGAGTGATTAATTTCATTCCCTTTTTTGTTGTAACTTTGTAATCATGGGACTAATGGACACCGTTTTGGGGGATTTAATGGAACGTACAATACATATTTCACAAAAAGAGATATGGTTTTACGTCTTTTATGATACTAAATTTAAAAACGAAGTCTTGGATTTTATTCGTATTGACCAATTATTTGAGCAAGGGGTTGATGAGGATGATAGGGTTATCGGTACTTATTCCATTATAACTGAAACGGTTTACAATCCTGAAAAGGTAGCTGGATCGCATTACACTTTGAAAGATACTGGAGATTTTTATCGTAGTTTTATGCTCGAAGTATTACCTGACGGAATAGTTATAAACGCAGATGGATTGAAAGATGACGGAACGGACTTATTGGAAAAATTTACGGACAAAATTTTGGGGCTTACTGATGAGAGTAAAATCAAACTTATTAAGAAAGTCAAAGACAAATATTACGAAACAACACTTCGATTATTACGAGGGGATTGAAGAGTTACCGTTGTTTAATTGGATAAAATGTACTTCTAATGATTTAACGTTCGTTAGAAAGGATAAAAAAGGCACAGAACAAGAAGATATTGAAGCGTGGGAAAGAATTTATGACAGTTATATTGCCGAGTATGGACTAAACGAAGTCTACAAAAAGCTGTTGAATGCAATGAAGAAAAAAGCGTTGTTAGAAGTTGATTACATTTTGACAAGGGAACGTTTTAAATTGACAGAAATTGAGATGCAGATAGCGAATTTAGACGCTATGATGATGAACGGGGGGAACGGAATGACGATTGAACAATCGTTAATTCATTTGAGTAAATGGTTGGGGAGTTGGATAAATGCAAAGGATATAAGTACAAAGGAATATTTTAATTTAATGAGTGAATATGGCAAAGAAAATAAGCGCAAGTGATATATTTGCAGAAGAGGATATATTTTTAGGAATAAGAAATTCAGCCGAAAAAACGATATTAACGTTTCAAGAAATTGATGCGGAAGTTAAAAAATTGGGTGCAAATCTAAAAAAGGATTTGTCAGGTGCTGACTTTGGAAATACGAAAGGTATTAATTCATTTGTAACGGCTACTCAACAAGCGACTAAGGCACAAAAAGACGCTGTTGCTGTAACAAAAGTTTTGGCACAAGCTGAAAAGGACCAGGCGGCCGCAACAAAAGCCCTTATTGATATTGACATTAAGAAACAAAAACTCGTTCAGGAGGAGATACGAACAGCCACACAAAAGGCAAAAATAGAACAAGCAAACGCAAATGCAATAAAGAAAACAGCAGAAGCGTCAAAAGTTCAAATGGATTCGTATAAACAACTTGCTGCGTCAACTAGAGATTTAAAAAATCAAAGTAAGGAATTAGGAGCGCAATTATTAGCGTCAGAGAAAGCTGGTAAAATTGGTACGGCTGCATATGCACAATTGGAGCAACAATTTAGAGAGGTAACTATTGCGGCTCAGGCTGGAGATGCTGAATTAAAGCAAATTGATAAAACAGTAGGGGACAATTTCCGAAATGTAGGAAATTACGAACAAGCGACTAAAGGGTTAAAACAACAATTGCGAGAGATGACTGTTGCTCTTCAAAATATGGAGTCAACCGATCCACGTTTCAAACAAATGACGATTGACGCTGGAGAGCTGAAAGACAAAATAATGGATACAAACGCTGTTATTAAGTCAACCGCTGGTTCGGCTGTTGAAAACTTAGGAACAGGAATTGCAAAAGCTGGAAAAGTTGGTATTGATGCCTTTGCTGGAATGACGGGTGCAATGGGATTGTTTGGAATTGAGAGCGAGGGTGCAATGCAAGCCATGTTAAAACTCCAGCAATTAGCCGCAATGAGTGAAGCCCTGACAAGTTTGGGTGCATTAGGGGACACCGTTACTGAGGTTAAAGCGGCTTTTATTGCAGCGGCTACAAAAATGGGATTGTTTACGAGTGCGAAAGTTGTTGATACAACGGTTACGGAAGTTCAAACGGCTGCGACTGTTGGAGCAACTGTTGCAACAAAAGGGTTAGGTAACGCAATGAAAGCTCTCCCGATTATTGCAATTATTGCGGGTATTGCGGCTATTGCTTATGGTATTTATGAGTATGTTTCGGCAAGTTCTGAGGCTGAAACTAAAGAAAAAGCAAGGATTAAAAATTTAGAAGAGTTAAAAGTAAAACAAATTGAGGAACAAAAAGCCAGGGACAGCGCAATAACCTCAATAGTTGGTGAAACAGCTGAATTGGGCAATTTATTATACGCTGTTAGGGCTTCAAATGCTGGTTCAGAAACACGAAAAAATCTTATAAATGAGATTAATTCTAAATATGGAATGACATTAAGCAATCTAAAAGATGAGGAAAAATTCCAAAGACAAGTAAATTTGGCAATTGCTGACTACATTACATATCAAAGATTACGAATTTTGACAGATTATAATTCGGGCAAAATGACAAAGGCTATAACAGACCAACAAATTGCAAATGATAAAGTAAAAAGATTAGGTATTTCAGCAAATTTAAAAGAACAGTTTAATCTTGTTTCACTAGGTAAATTAAAAGCTAGTGATATTGATTATTCAAATGATATGTTTTTTGTTGGTGGTAAATTGACAACACAACAAAAGACAACAATAAAGATATTTAATGAACAAGTTGACGTTTTGACAACTTCAAATGCTGTGTTAAATGAGTCAGCAACAGCCACTTTAGAATTAAAAGCAGAATTGGAGAAAAATGCTATTGCAATAGGTCAACAAAATACACAAGCAACAGCTAGTAATACTATAACAAAAGAAACAATTACTTTAAATGAGGATTTAAAAAAGTCATTAGAGGATTTATGGCAAATACAACTCGAAGGAACTTCAACAGCTGAGACATTGCTAGGGATGAAAAAACTTGCAAAAGATGACGAATTAAAACTCCAAAGGGAATTATCAACTGATTTAATCAACCGAGACCAACAATTAAAAGACGCTTTAATACTTAATCAAATCCAATTTGAAAAGGATATAGAGGCGTTAAAACAGGTCAAAGAAGTTACTGTTGCTGAAACAGATGTTTTAGATTTGCAATTAAAAATAAAAAAAGCTCAAGGTTTAGAATTAATAGCATTACAAGTAATGTTGAAAGACGCTGAATTAAAAGTATTGAATGAACAAGAACAAGTTGAGCTGTTAAATTTAGGAAAAAACGAAGCGGAAAAGGACAAAGTTAGGGCAGATTATCGATTAAAAAGAGCAAATTTAGAAGAGGAATTTAAGGATAAATCTATTCAAACAGAAACGGATATTACAGATGAAACAAAGGCAAGTTTAGAGAAACGTTTAAAAACACAAGAGGAATTTATCAAAATGACAACAGATTTTTTCATTAAAAACTCGGAAAAGAAAATAGCTCAAATGGATAAAGAAATTGCTAAGGCTGAAAGCCAATACACATTGCTCCAAACATTAGCCGCAAACGGTAATATTAACGCTCAGGAATCACTTGCAGAACAGCAAAGAATAATCAATGAAGCAAACGCCCGAAAAGATAAAGAAATGAAACGCCAACAACGGATCAAATTAGCTGAGTCAGTTTATTCAACTTATAATTCAAAGGTTGCAGGAGGGAGTGAACATCCATTGATGGACACTATTAAAGACACAATGTTATTGCAACAGTTTATTGCGAGTTTACCGACATTCTATGATGGTACAGAGGACACGGGTAAAAACGGTAATGGAATAGATGGAAAAGGTGGATTTCATGCTGTATTGCACCCAAATGAGCGAGTTATTCCAAAGAGTTTAAACGAACAAATCGGAGGTTTATCAAATGAAGCCTTAGCAAAGATGGCGAGTGAATATCAAAATGGTAAAATAATACGTTCAAATAGTCAAATAGGGAGCGCATTCGACACCGCAATATTGGTAAATGAGTTGAAAACTTTAAATGAAACTATTAAGGCAAAGCCTGAAACAAACATAAATATTGGGGAAATTACTCAGTCAGTTATGGAAATCGTTAAAAGCACGAAACAAGGAAATACAACAACTTATAACCGTTATAAAGTTCGAAGATGAGACATTTTTTAAATGAGATTGAAATAAC